GCTAAACCTGTGTTTGCATCTGCTGTGCTCTCACTGCTAAAAAAGTTTAGACTTGGCCACGTCAAAACACCATCAGGGCCAACTTCACTATAGTAAACCTTATTTGAATTTGGAACCTGTGTTGCACCGGTTAAAACAGTGGGGTCGGCATTAATAGCCACAAAGCGTTGTTTTAAATAAACCACTTTTGTAGGGTTTTCAAAATCGGCTGGCGTGACCTCTTGTAAATTCTGTAAATCAAAATTGTAAGCCCATAAGTTTACACCATCAGCAATAGCCAAATAATAACCATTGTCGGCCATACTAACAAAAGAAGCCTCATTGCCTATGTCAGCACGCACCACGCCAACGCCTGTTGAGTCAACTTCAACAAGTGAACTACCATAAACAACAAAAAGAACACCCGAAGCAGTAGTGTGCATTCCCCTGCACTGCCCCAAAGAGCCCAAATCTGCCCATTCAACTGTTACAGGTGTACCAATAAGCACAAAAGGGTATTTCCCACCCTTTACGCTTTCCTTATAGAAGTTTTCTAAATAAGCCGTACTTTCATCACGTGACCTGTGTTGATTTGATTCCTCTGCAAATGGTATCATAATGAAGACCCTGTGCTGTCAGTGTAAATATTATACCCTTTATTATTGCTATGAGTTGCAGGCAAATCAGTTAATCTCAAGCGTGTAAAATCTCTATTTTGCGTCTTAATATTTGCTAGCCTTGCCTTTGCCTCAATTGATAAATCAGGGTTTGGTGCTCTGTTAAGTTTTGCCAACCTATCTGCAAGTGCATACTCTAGATAACCCTCATAGCCAGCAGGTAAACTTATTGTGTCATTTATGCCATAGTTTGTTATAAGAGCTTGCGCTTGTATCTCAAAAGAATACGCCTTGGATGGTTTGGGGTAAACCTCAAGTGTGCCGTTTGGGTAGTCTTGTTGATACCTAAAGCTATTTGGTTGGGCTGTTACTTGCTCATTTCTGCGTAAATTAAAAAAGTCTTTATTTCCAATTTGAGAAAGTGGGATATAAGAACCACCCTCAAGAATTGCAAAAGATGTAATTTCAAATGGACGTGCCCCCACAATGTCACCTGTTGGGCCGATCGTATAAATACCAACACCACCTGTCATATTGCCTGTTAATTCAACATTGGTATATGACCATAGGTTTTGGTTGTTTAAATCGTCAATAATTTTATGTATTTGCTTTAGTGCAAAGGCTAACTCTTCACCCGATACACTTTGGTTCAAGCCTTTAATACCCGACGTTACATAAGCATCAAGTATAATGTCTCTCATTGTTGCCATTTTATAGCCCCATTAAAAAAAGGGGGTTGCCCCCCAAAGTTTACTTTTTGAAAATTTCAAACTCGCCTGATTTCTCAAACTCTTCTTTGCTCAACATTACACCCTTGCCGTTTTTATCATAACACAAACGAGGGAAAATAATATACTCAGGGATTGCCACCTTTGGAGCTTTAGATTTCGCCTTTTTTACTTTCTTTTCCATGATTCCACCTTAAAAAAATAAAGGGGGCTTTTACACCCCCTTAATGGTTATACGTTGTCTTCAAATAGTCTACAAGCTAACTCAGGGCGAATTACTTGCGAGCCAAAGATCGCATCAAAACGCACTGGGGCTTTGTCACTATTAATATCGTATTGTGAAACCATTCTAAGCGTTACACCTTCATAGGTAGCTTTAGAAGCCATATGAACACCATTTGGAACCCAAATGTCTGCGCCTACGAATGTAGCGAAGTTTTTGTGGAACGCTACAGATGAACGGATAGCAGTGTCAGCAGTACCAATAAGAGTTACAACAGCACCATTTGCAGGTAAGGCTGAAACGTTTTGGATTGCTCCACTAGCTGAACCATAAAGAGCAGGAATTGTAACTGTTACAGCACCTGCACCATCGGCAGTAGCTTCGGCCAACACTGGAATGCCTTTAAGGTTAGAATAAACCTTTTTGGTTTCAGGTTGAATCATCTTAACATCAGCAATTGTGATAACTGAACCCTTGGCGATAACTTGGTTTGCACCAAAACCTGCTAGGGTGATAGTTGTTTCACCTGCAACATAAGTGTCATTAACAGTACCGGCAACGTCTGCACCAACGTCAATTGTTGGGTTGTAAGTTGTTTCGTACCAATCAAAGCCACCTGTACGTCCAATAATGCCTTTTTCATACTGCTTTTTGATTTGCTCAGCAGATTGGAAAAGACCTTTTGTGTTGTCTAAGATTTCAACTTGAGTGATAGGGTCAACCATCATATAGCGTGAGTCAGTTGGGGCAAGGTTTTGAGTCATAATTGCACCAGCTTGTACTGCGTTTTTCCAAGTTAATCCACCTGCGTTGAAAACATAGTTTCCAATTTGTGAATAAAGATTGTCTGCTGTCACAGTTTCGATTTCGGCCGCTAAACGAGACATTGCAGGCTTAGAAACACGAGACTCAAAAGAGTCAAGATCAAGAGTTAACTCGTCTGTGCCGAACTCAGTGTCAACGTGCTTTTGAGTAGCAACAGCAAGAGACACTTGCTCTTCTGTGAAGTCTTGAGTTGACAAGGCTTGACCAGTTGCAACTGTGAATTGTGCAGGTTTACGAATGCGTAGAGTGTCACCAATCTTTGCGTTTGCTTTTGCAAAAGATTTGTCATACTGACGATCTACTTTGTTTACAAGCTGTAACTCTTCATGTAAAACAGCTACAGCGTTTTTTGTGATTTCATCAGGGGTTAAAATAGTATTAGCCATTGTCGGCCTCCATTATTTTAAACGCCGTACTTCTGCTTTCTCCTATGTTGTGCATATTGCTCAGGAGTCATGCTTTTAACATCAACCCTGTTGCCACTTGCACCACTTGGTTTTGCAGGAGGTTTTTTGGCGTTTCTTGGTTTCTTTTTTGGAGCTTCTTCTTGGACGCTCATTAATTCATGTTTTGCTTGCGCTTTGCCAAGCAGTTGTGCAATTAAAAAAGGGTTTTCTGCATCATTAAGTGCGTCACAAATAGTTTCGTCAGCAATAACCGCTTTTGCAATATTCGCAGGCATTCCCATTTGGCGTGCAACATTCCCAATAGTGGGGTTGTTTACAAATGGATTGTTACCTGTGTTTGTTAGCTCTTGCAGTTGGCTAATAAACTCTGTGTCTTTTTCTAACTCTGCTAAACTTTCCTCATATTTTAACTCAGCTTTCAACTCTTCACGAGTTGGAACCGCTTGGGTTTGCTCAGCTTGTTGTGGCTGTTGATATTCCTCACCTGTATACTCTTTTAAACGAGAATTAGCTTCTTCAAGTCGTTGCTTATACTCAGCTTCGGTTTCGTAGCGTTGTTTTGTCAACTTCTTAATGCGCTTATCCATCCCATTAAACCCTTTTTGGAGTTTAGCGTTTTCCTTCTCAAGTCGCTCAATCTTAGCTTCAGGAGTTTCGACATCTTCAGCTTCTGTTTGTTCTTCTTGCTCAGGTGAGGTTGATGTAGCCTCTTCTGTTTGCTCGTTCTCAACAGGGGATTCATTTAAAATCTCTGCCATTTCTTCATGGATTTCTTCTGACATAACGGCCTCCAAGTTTGCCTAATACATTATTTTAACGAAGTTTAGTCTTCGGTTTGTTGTACGTACTCTGAACCACCTTGAACTGGGCTTGTGAGCTTAGGTTCAATTGGCCCTTCTACTACTGCAACCTCAATTGATGGTTGCTCTAGTTCCTTCTCAACAACAGCACGAGCCAACTCGCCTTGTTGTTTAATCTCTTCTTTGTTTACCTCTTGCCCTTGTTTAATTTGGGCCTCAGCAATATCTGTTAAATTGTCTTGCGTATTACGTTGGTTCTCACCCTCTTGTTTCATTTGCTCAACAATAATTTTAGTCTCATTGTCTTGGTCACGTGCTTGCAAGGCGTTTTGTAATTGTGTTATGATTAAGTTTCTTTGCTCAATCTCACCCATTAACGCTTGCTCTTGCTCTTCCATTGCAATTTGCATACTCTCAAGAGCTTGCATTGCTTCAGGGTCAGGTGCGTCTGCTTCTTGTTCTACCAAGTGCGGATGTGTTTGAGCTAATTGCTTCTCAAACTTATCTGCTAAACCTTTAGCACCTTCAAAGTCTTGTAGGCGCATAATCTCAGGGCGCATTATCACGTTTGCTTCAGGGTCTTTTGCTCCAAATGACTCTAAGGCCATCAAAGCAGTTTGACGCTCATTAGCGTACATTGGCCCTGCGCTTGTGCTAAAATCCACGTCTTCTAAGTCAATGCCAAGCTCTCCAAAGTCCATCTCCATGCGCTCAACTTGACCCTCTTCATCTCTGAATCGGTAATCTTGAACACCTAAATCACGTATAAGCATATCGCAAATAATACGAGCACTTTGTGCAATACTTAGTTGTAAATTATTAAGGAATTGTTGGGTTGAAAGCTCACCCTCACGAATTGCCATAGCTCTTGAAAAGCCTGACTCATTCCCCATCATTCCGCCCAGCATTGGGTCCATTATTCCTGTCACACGCCCTGCAACGTCATCGAGCGATCTTTGGGCTTCTATCATTGGCCCTAAATTAGCGTTTGAGTCGATGCGTTGAGGGACAGGTGCAGGTCTACCTTCCACATCTACTTGGTT